ATAGGCACATGATTAGCATTTTCAATTATTACAGTCGCACCAGGCGGTAAATAATACTTGTAACTATAGTTTTGATTATCAAGTGTTCTTATGTTAAATACGCTTGCTCCTAAGCAAGGATAGCAAGGATACCAATTTGTTCCATTTGGAGAAATTTCAAGAACATTATCGTTTATTCTGAACCTCCCAGCTTGAAACTCTGGCATTCTCCTGATGACCTTTTGCCAATTGATTTCTTGCCAGCGTCCTTCTGTGTATCTGTAGAGTTTGTTCGTGTTAGTTATGTAGCAAAGGCTACCTTCCTCGGCTCGAGGGAAATCCGTGCTTACATAGTAGTTTGACTGATAATACACTTCTTCTGATATGTCATACAACCATTCAAAACCAAGTTTGCCGTCTTGGTTAGTCAAGGGTATCTTACTAGGCTCAGGTATTTGGCTAACGCTGTACCCATTCAATAAAGCAGAATTGCCTACAACAATATCTCCAGAAAGGAGAGAGGTTCTTAACTGCGTTAAGTCTCGTTCTACAACATTCTTTATTGTATCTATAGCAATAGGTGAATTGTTTATCTCCTCCATAGCAATTTGCGAGTTCAGTATAGCTTGCATAGCGGTAGGGGAATTAACAACTTCACGAAGAGCAGATATAGTATTTGCAATTACATGCATAGCTGTTCGTGAGTTTGCAACAGCCTGCATAGCTGTGGGGGAATTCACAATCTCTCTAAAAAGCTCAAAAGACGAAACAACTTTCTGCATGACAGAAGAAGAACTCACAACAAGTTGTGCGATGTTGTAATCATTCACAAGCCACGGGTTATTCCGTAAAACCCTCAAGAAAGCATCGGGATTCTGAGAAAAGTATTGAGATAACAAATCAATATCATTCTTCACAATAGCGTAAAGTATCTTCTTTTCCAATAAGTCCATTCCAACCTTCATAACTACACCTCCAAGCCAAAGACAAATACGTTTGCATTACCATCTGTCGCAACTGCCAAACTGTCACCTTCCTGCAGAATCAGTCTGTCCGAAATAAAAGACACAAAAGCTCCAGAGAAAAAAACAAGATTGTTGATCTTTATTGTGATTTGACTTTCCGTTGGAGAAAAAATATGCAGAAACACCATTGCAGTTTTCCCAGATGGCACAGTATAAACAACCCTCTCTTCGTTGTTTAAAGCAACACTTGCAAGCATCAATCCCCTCCAAAGAAGAACATCAACAACTTACCACTCAAGTCCAAGTTGTAATAACTTGCTATAGCTTTTGCTGAGCCGTCAGGATTATGTCCCTTCTCTATAAATGTTTGCAAATCATACTGGCTAAACGGAGCTAAACTTACCTTTCGTGCCTCAAGTGGGTCTATCTTTGCATACAAGTCATTTATAGCATCAACGAAAAGGTCATGTTCCGCATTATGCTGGTGTGCGGAAATCACTGTAGCTGGCATAAATATGTATCGCCTTGAAATGCTTTTAGGCATTCCTCTCCTCCTAACCTCTTACGCTGTAGCCTTCTAATGTAAAATATCTAACCTTGGCAAGTCCAAAAAGACGAAGTAGGAACACAAGAGAATAACCAGATACTGTTTGTCTTTTGGCTCTTATATAAGTTTGTTGGTCTGACCACTCCCCTACATCCCAAGTCGCCACATTCCAATGAGATACCCAACTAAAAGCATTTGCTAAAACTTGCCTATAGCCTTCCGCATCTTTTTCAACGAGTAGTTCATAACTACCAGGAGTAATGGGGAGGAGTTCCAGCAAATACCTAAACACTACAAACCTGTTATAACCATCTGCTAAAGGTCTAAACATAACATAAAACTCGTTAGCGGTATCCCCATCTTTATCAAACCGCTCATCATAAACATAACAACCATCCTCCGCCCCAATATGAAGCGTGTCCTCATCTCTATAGAATGACAAGATGTCAAGAGGCGAATAAAAGTAAGTGCAAGAAAACGCAGTATACGGGGAAACCATAAAGGATGCGGTTTTTTCCTGTCCTACACCTACACAAACACAAACTTCAGGAGACAAGAAAAACACTAAATCTACTTGTTCATTCCTAAAGTTATTGTTTACCTTGGAAGGTTTTATGTCTCCCCACTCTTTAACTGTTGATAGAGTATAAATACCATCCTCGTTCACAAAGATTAAATCAGATAAAAAGTTCACACACGCATCATGCTTAAAACCTACGTTGTTTGCTATTCTTGTCACGCTAACATCTTCCCCAGTACCACTTAACCTGTATATGCTGGCTCCCTTGCTTATGATGATGTCAGAATAGATGTTTTTAATGCCAGTAATGTCTCCCCCGCTCCATAAGTCTATGCCTATATATAACCACCTTGTTAAATCTCTTGGGCGTTCAAGGTAATAAATATAAGAGCCATAAGCCACATAAAGAACATCATTAACAGCCAACACATATCTCCCCTTTACATCAAGCACATCACTGGCGGAGTATATAACCTTTACCTCTGAACCGTTTGCAAGCGGAGTAGTAAAGTTCACCACGATAGCTCCATTTTCGTAGTTTACAGTTCCATTCACTCCAGTGCCAACTATTCCCCCTAATCCGTCATCTTGCCCTACCAAAGTAGAGTTAACATACACTTTGACTGTAGAAGGAGTAATAGGTACCTCTAAAAGAGTATCAGAAAAAGATGTCTGTGTGTCATTGCCTGTCCCTACAACCTGTGTGTGATAGAGAAGTTGATTAACTGTCCCTGTTGTCCCTGAAGGTAAATGGTAATACTTAACCTCTGAACCATCTACGATTAAGATGTAATCGCCAAATTTTTGAAAGTAAACCCTGTCTGTGCCATTGTGATTTGCAATATGAGTAAGGCTCCCCGCATGGGTGTATTTATACACCTTCCCATCTTTGCAAGCTAAATAAAACACGCCGTCATAAACCGCCAACCCAATAACACCCGCAGGAGTGTCAAAAAGTTTTCTAAAGCCTCCCCTTGTAGTTAAATTGCCATTCCTATCCACATAAACATTCAAAGCATACAGAAGCTCTCCAAAAGACAAAGAATATGGAGGAGCGGTATTGTTTACTCCTCTGAAATCTCCAAAAACTATCTTTTTCACTTCCATCTTATCGCCCTGAACTTTACAGGTGCAGACACAGCAATAGAAGTATTGCGTAAGCTATAGTCTCTTATCTTACGCCTCAAGTCTTGTAAGAAAGTTGGTTCCAAGCCCATCGGAATCATTGTTCTGTTCTTTGCAAACATAACCGCAAGGACAATAAGAAGGGGGATAAACAAAGCCAAAGGCTCATCAATAGAAGAATCAAAAGACAAGTCTGGTATGCGAGTGTAATAATAAAGCAAGACACTATCCGCATTCACATACAACCTACCATCAAAAACCGAATAACTATCCCTGCCAAGGTTGTATGGAATGGGGGAGGACTGCAATGGAACGCCATCCGCAAGCACTGCATACTCTACTGCAAAATGTTCCGGTAGCGGGGCGGAGCCATCTATGGGAGCTAAAACCGCTTGCTTGAGAAGTAGCGGGCTTCTTATACCAAGGAGCTCATCTACGATAAAATCTTTAGCACGATTGATATAAGACAAAAGCTCCTCATCACTGTACTCTATTCGCTGTGTGTCGTTTAGCTCTCTCCTTAGTGTTTGTATCAACTCGGACACTGTCATCGCTCTCCTCCACTACTTCATAACCAAGCTCCTTGAACATGTGAGCCCTATCCTTAGGCACCTCAAACTCAAGAGCATGCCCTATATTCACACCATAAGCCAAAGTTATCCCATCAAACTCTCTTCTTCTAACCTTTACTTTCATGGTTTACCCTCCACCGTCATCAACTCTGGATGTTTAGCAAGGAACCTATCAAGTGCTTTGTCATCATAAAGAATTGCAAGCCTTTCCTCATAAGGCAAAGTCATCAAAAGGTCAATGGGGATGCGAGCCTTCAACCGCCACCCTTTCATATTGCCTTTACCCTGAGCCTGCCTTAAATCCTTGTTGGCTAAATAGAGCGGAGAAGGGTCAACAACCCTCTTAAGCTCAACTACCCCCCTCCGCTCATCCTCCTCCAGCCATATATAAGCACCGCCCACTTTAAACCACATTAGGGAATAAGGTCTGCTATTATAGCGTTTCCTTGCTCTGCTCTTGCTTCCAAGGTAAGTTCACCTATAACAACTCCACCCACCCAGTCACCTATCCCTGTTATTCTCTCTCCCCTGAATGGTCGGAGATAAGCAACCTTCCAAAGGTCGGTATCAAGGACATAAACCTTGTTGTTAGGCATACCCTGTCTGTGTGCTATTACCCTCACTCTACCAAAATCACTGTCATAAACATCTATAGATGTGGGCAGAACACCCTTTTCCGCCTCAACGAACTTTGTCACATTAGAAGAGAAAGTAGATATCACTCTCTTTTGATTTCCAGCACACACCACTATCTTAGGAGAACCACCTTTCTCCCAAGCCTTCATGATAGCTTGATTTAGTAAGTCTTCAGTCAAAGGTCGCACAACCCCGCCATTGGCAAGAACATTGGTTGTCACAAAAGCAGGAATACCCCCCATAGTCCTTGGTGTGGTTGAGCTGCCGGCGTTTGCGGTAGCATTAAGTATTATTGCACGCTCAACTTCTATAGCAACCTCCTTTAAAGCCTTCGCCAACTGATACTTCAGCTCCGACTTTACACCAGCGGTTACCACTGCTTCCTGTGTCCCTGATACCTTATAAACCCTCCTGAATATTTGTGTATAGTTGCCCTTTCTCACCCTCACCGTTGGCGTATCCTCTGTATACTCCGCACCCTCCAAAACACCAGCAGGAGCACCATTGGGTAAGTTTAGAGTGTCTTCAAGCCACTCATGATAAGTGTTTGTTGCTTTTGTGGAACCTATGGCAGAGTATATGGGCGTATCTTCAGGCGTTATGTTAGTTATGATGTCTGAAAGATCTTCTCTTCTTCCAACTACATTATAAGTCAGCACTGGCATATTTTCCTCCCTCCTTTTCTTTATTCAAGTTTAATTTACTACCCTGTCAAGACTATACCCAGTCATCTGGTATAGCTTCAGCTATAGCAGAAAGATTGCCCCGTGCTTGGGCTATCCTACTCTTCACAGTAGCCCTTAAATCTGGCTGAGGTTCCACTCTTGGTTGCTCCACACCCGCCTTTTCCACTTTTGGAGGCTCTACTTTCTTCACCTTCGTTTTATAAAAGGTATCTCTCAGCTCTTTCCAAGCACGCACAAAAACATCATAATTCCCAGTTGCTATAGCAGTCTCCGCGCTCTTTTTAAACTTTGCCACGACAGAAAAGGGAGCTTCCGTAGTAATCCATTCCTCTATCTCTTTTAGTCTCGGCTCTCTCTTCTCAAGTTCAACTGCTATCCTTTCAAGCTTTTGGAACCTTTTTTCAAGAAGCACCCTCTGTGTGTATTCTTTCGTAAAGGCTTTCTTATACTTTTGCTTAAGTGTTTCGTAAAGTTCTCTCTGCTGCTCTGAAGCCAAAACTGGGTCGTAATCTTCTCCAGTTATACGCTTGAACTCTTCGCTCGCAAGCTGAGCTATCGTCTGTGCGGTTTGAGCTATTATCTCTGGCGGCAAAACTTCTTCGGGTTCTGGAATTTCTTCCTTTTCCGCAAGTATGTGAGAAAGGTCGGGGATTTCTTCTTGCTCTACTTGTTTCTCTTCCGCTTCAATCTCCGTCTCCTGTGAAGGTTGTTGTTCTACGTTTTGCTGCTCCACATTGTGTTGTTCCTCTGTTTGTGCTTGCGGTTCTTGCTCTTCAAAAAGCATGTTTAAAAGCTCATCCATAGATTGTTGCTCTTGCTCCGGGTTATAGTTTGTTTGCTCTTTGTTCTCCATATCTTTTCCCTCCTTTAGTTTCTTCTTCTAAAAGTTTACTTGCCCATGCTCCACTCTGCATGGTGCCTGTAATAACTTTATCAAAAAGGTCAAGCACTCTCAAGGTGTAATAAATCTCCTCCCACCTTTCAAGATTGTTCTGCCACTCCTTGTAAAGTATCTGACGGAGGTTCTGAGAAAAGCGAGCCCATAAGTCCTCGTAAAACTCTGCTACTCTCCTGCCCTCCGTCGCTTCCTTGAGCAGGTTGGTTATGTATTCCTCCTGCAAATTCTCCAGCTCCATTTTGCCCTCCTAAAAACTCTTTTGTGTTTTTAAAGCCTAAAGTTTCAAGTATGCGCGCAACAGTATTTTGCAGAGGCGTAACTATACCAAACTGCATAAGCTGTAGCTGTATGTTTAAAATTTTATCCAAAGCGGCCAAAGTTTCTTGCTTAGAAGAAACAGCTACGCCTACGTTTACTATAAGGTCAAATTCGCCTCTGAGGTCATCAGGCTTAATCACAAGCGGTTCATTCAACAATCTTATAACAGTTTCCTCTGATATGAAAAGCTGGTTAAGATATACAAGAAAGCGAAAGAGGTCTGTTATAGCAGTCTCTGCGAAAAGCCTTGCTATGTTTTCTATTCTTGCTGAGCTTGCTTGCATAATGAGGCTAACACCAGTAGCAGTCTTATTCAAACTTTTTGCATCGAGCCCCTGATTGTATCTTGTTATTCCGCTTTCATTTTCCAATTGCATCTCCACCCATTCCAACATGTTAAAACTCTGCGGATTGGGCGGTGGTGCCACTACTGGAAATATTGCTTGCTTGCCATCTGCCAAAGGCTTTATCCTGATAAAGGCATTGTTGTTAAGTAGGTCTTCTATTTCCACGCTGGAAACGTCAATCGCAAGTCTGGGCTGGTTTGTAAGAGCAAGGTTAAGTATTATTTGACGAAGCAAGAAGGTTTTGATGTTCTGATACTGTCCAATGAGATGAGCCAAACCACGCCCAACTATTCTCGCAGGCTCTGGAATTGGGGTAAGCATGAATATAGGAGGTCTCTTGTAAACATTTTCCTGCACTGCCAAAACCACACCATTGCATAAAGTTACAATTACATCTTCAAGTAGTCCGTCGCCATTGATGTCGTATTTCGTGTAGCATTCATAAAGCCAAAACTGTGGATTTGTACTGTCTTGCGTCCTAAAAGCAAGTATGTCAGGGAGCTGTTGGAACATTGCTTGGGAAGGGATTGCAGAATACGAGTTACTCCCTCTTTCAATAGCTTCCTCATAGTTTTTGTAAACCCCCTCCCTCCCTTTTCTTCTAAGATAGTCTGCAGAAACTCTTTTTCTGTGTGCTACAAAAGAGCACTCCTCAAGTCTCTTGCCATCTGGGATAAATACAACCTCCCAGCTGGGTACATACTCAATCACGGGTTGATTAACCCTTGGATACTTAAGCTCGTATTTTACCTTCACAAGTCCCTTGCCTAAATCCTTTATCACTCTGAAGTTCCTTACGTTTTCATCTTCCCTGTAATACTCAAGCAAACCAACATCAATAACTTCCTCAACCGTTTTATAGTCGTATATTCTTTCCCAGTAGCACTTAACATAACCAACGCCAGTAATAAGCGCGTCCTTGATCCAATAGTAAAAAGTCATATACGATGGGTTCAGAACCTGCAATTGCCAATTAATTAAAGCCTGCATGAGCTTAGCACTCTTGTCGTCCTCTTCGGTGCGACCACGGATAACTACGATGTCATCACTACCAAAAAAGATACGAAGTAATTGTGGCAAAATCCACTCCACCTTTGCCATCACATCCGCAGTTTGTATATTGCCTACTTCCTGCGAAAGACGAGGGAAAAGCCTTCTGTAATACTCGGGGTCTGCCTCGTATATCTGATAGGCTTCGGTAATAACAGGGTCTAAATAGGTGTAAAAGTAGTTCTCTGCAATTTTAAGCTTTTCCTGCGTAACTTGTAAAATCTCTTGTTCCAGCTCTGGGGTAAGTCTTTTGCTTATCATCTACTTACCTTTTCCTCCTCCTACGAAGTTTTCTGAGTGTTTTGGCAAGCCTTGCCCTCCTACGCACAGTAGGGTTGGAAGATTTTAGCCCTTGCCTAATACATTCTTCTGTCACTCCTTTGTGTCCCTTACGCTTGCAGTAAGCGGTAAAACTCCCAGGGTTTTTTATCGCTTCTTGTATCCAGTTTCGCTTCCTCACAGGTTTAAAGTTATCCCGTTGTCAAGCCTACAAAGACCACCTTTGCAAAACTTTTTGTCCGGTAGAATGCACTGGAGGATATGCTATCTGCTCCATATACGCAAGAGCATCTATAATATCGTCGTGCTTTCCACGGGGGAACATTAACAGCTCTCCTTCAAGTTCTGCCAGCCATGGTGCAGAGCTTGGGTGATACACCGTCCCACTTGCATACCTTGCGGACAGTGTAGAAATTCTAAGCTCTTTTTTTCGCTCTGCGGTTAACTCCTTAACACGGAAAAAGAAGTTCCTACTCGTTTGCTCTTTAACAAGATAGTGCATGAGAGCTTTTTGATAAGCTACTGTTTCAATGCCCACAACAAGAGGACGCCATTTCTGAACTGCTTTGAAAATAGCTTCTATCTGCTGGTCTGGGGTGTATCTACCGTAATCCACATCAAGCACATACCACTCATTGCTGGATGACACGCCCACAGTGACAACAGCAGTATAGTCCGCCTCTTGCTTTTGTGAAATGGCAAGGTCAACCGTGGTAAAGACATTCAAAGAAGAAATGTCAAGGCTCTTGGGGTCATAGTAGCGGAAATAAGACTGCTTAAAAATTTGTGTTTCTTCCGCTACTGGTTCGTTCATGTATTCCGTGTAAAACCTATGAAGCAAACCTTGCTTTCTAAAGTCTTCCTTAAGTTGCAAAACCTTTTCCAAAGGAAACTTCGCAGACCATGTAGGCTTGTCATTTTCCAGTATTGCTCGCTTAATAACAGTAAAACCTGCAGGCGGGTCATTAATCAAGCTATTCAGAAGACTATCCTGATGCAAAACTGTGCCAATCACAAAAAATCTCGCTTGTGCGGAAAGGGGCATAACATCTGCAAAAAACCACTCCTTAAGTTTCTTTCTCTGCGTTTCTGACATGCTACTTTCCAAGCTCTCCACGTCATCCACGATAACAATGTCCGGTCGCCTTTCACGATATCTTATACCTCTAAGGTTTTGCCCAGCTCCATAGACTTGTATAAGCACAGAGCTGTTGGTAGTAAGGTCTTGGTATTCAAACTCAGTTTCTGTGTCTCTCAAGACATTCATGAGATGAAGTAAAAGCGGGTGTGAAAGGAGCTCCGCCTTGAGGTTTCTGAAGTGCGTTTTTGCCTTCTCAAGAGAGGAGGCTACATACACAACGTATTTGTATTTGCCATGCAACACATTCCAAGCGGGGAAAAAGACCCATGCGTAAGTGCTTTTTGCATATTCTCTTGGCAAAGCAATTATGACACTTTTATCGCTTGTCAATAGTTCAGCAAGCTCGTAGTGCAAAGGCGCAGGCGGATATGTAAAGTAATGCGGGAAAAGTGCAAAGGCAAGGCTCGTCAAGTCTGCTTTAAGAAGTTCAGTAAGAACATCACTCTGCATTTTCTTTTTTTAACTGCTCAAGTCTTTCTTTAGCTTCTTTCAGAGCATTTACAAGTGCTATTTGTGTGTTTACAGTAGCGTTAACTTCTACGCTCATATTCCAAGCGTCCCGTAGCTCGCCCACCGCTCTTAAGTATAACTCTATTGCTTTCAGACTTCCCCGCACTGCCTTTTCTGCAAGAACCCGCCAAACCTGTGGGGTATACTCGTTTATTATTGCCTCTTTTGCTACTTCTGTCCACAAGCGGTAGAAGTTTATGCCCTTCTCCCTTCTTAGTCTACTTATTTGTGAACGCACATTTTTAGCATCAAAACCCAGCTCCTCACAGATTTGTTCCAATGACTTGTAATAGCCACCTGCTAAGATGACAGAAAATACTCGTTTTAACTGGTCAGGTAGCTCTGGGACAAGCTCTTCGTAGCGAGTATAGTCTATCACCTTCGTGATAAATTTCTTTTCCTCCCTCACACTTGTAAAGTTATAACGCAGTCAAGTCAATATTACACCTTTTCTTTCCCCTGTGCAATACTAACAAGTATGCTCCAGCACAAGCTAATTGAAAATAATTCCTAAATGAGAAAGTAGGTGAGACACCCTGCGTAGGGTGTGTCTCACCCTGCTACTTCTTTGCCCGTTCTGAAATACTTGTATATCAACAACTTGAACAGGGGTGAGACAGAGGGTGAGACATACTTGAAAGGGGGTGTCTCACCCTTTTAGCTTTGTGTATCAATGTTTTGAGACATGGGTGAGACACTTCTCACACATTTTTTTCAACAAGAAGAAGAGAAAAAAAATTTTTTTTTGTTTTCTCTGTCTCACCTGCATACTTGAAGTCCTGCAAAGCCTTGAGTATCAAGGCTTTGAGGGTGAGACACAGGGTGAGACACAGGGTGAGACACTCCCACGTGAGAAGTGTCTCACCTTGCCATTTTCTCTGTCTCACCTGCAT